AGGGCGGTGATACTGCAACGTTTCAAACTATTCAGACAGCCTATGAAACTCTGAGCGATCCCCAACGACGAGCAGAGTACGATAATCCTCCTCAGCCACAATTTAGATTCAACAGTGGCGACATGGGAGACTTCAACGATCTTTTTAGCCAATTTGGATTTGGAATGGGTCGACGTCCGCAACAGCAACGTCGTAATCAAAGCATTACCATTCAAGTAAAAATGACTCTCAAGGAAGTGTTAGTTGGAAAAGATGTGTTAGGGGCTATTAGATTGCCCAGCGGTCGTGAGCAGACTCTGCAAATTAAAATACCACCTGGAGTGTCTCAAGGGGATCAGATCAAGTATCAAGGTCTAGGTGATGACAGTATTCCAAATATTCCTAAAGGTGATTTGATTGCTCAAGTCATAGAAATTCCCGACAGGCTATTTAAAAGGCAGGGAGAAAATCTTTATACAGAACATACTATCACAGCATTTGATGCTATGCTAGGAACTACTATATTACAAGACACAGTCAGCGACAGTAAATTAGAAATAACTGTACCATCTGGTATCCAAGCAGGACAAATGATTATTTGCCGAGGACACGGATTGCCCACTGACCAAAGAGGTATACGTGGAAATATGTATGTCAAGATCAACATTACAACTCCTGTTATCACAGAAGAGGGTGACAAATTTATTTTAGAAAATTTGAGAGGAAAGTATAATGCTTAAATTGTTAAAAGAAAACGATCCTCTATTAACACAGCAATTAGAAAAATTTGATTTCGCCAGCGACACTGATCCTGTGGCTCTAGAAGCAGAGATGATTAAAATCATGAAGGATAACTACGGTATGGGCATTGCTGCCAATCAAGTAGGATTTGATCGTAGGGTTATCATAGTGCAACCGAAAGGGTCAGAACCAATTGGCATGTTTAATCCAGAAATTACAGACAGCAACGGCTCTTGCTCCGATGAAGAAGGTTGTTTGAGTTTTCCAGGATTGTTTATTAAAGTGGAAAGATTTGACACTATTACAGTGAAATACCTTGACAGAAATAATAATTCCTGTACAATAACACTATCGGGCATGGATGCCAAATGTGTCCAACACGAAATAGACCATTTGGATGGTATATGTTTTATAACCAGAGTTAGCAAACTCAAATTAGATTTAGCACGTAAACGACAAAGGAAATTATTAAATGGTAGAACCAAGTGAACAACTGCAAGCGGTCTTTGAAAAGGCTATTAACGATTGCAAAAAACTAGGTCATGAATACATGACGTTAGAACATCTTGCCTTTGCTATGATGTGCGAAGAAAAGTTTTATGAAATGATCAGTAATTATGGATCCGATGCCGACTACATTAAAACTAATTTAGAGCATCACCTTAAAAATAAATGCGACGACATTAAAATACTAACTCCTGGAAAATTTAAACCGAAAAAAACTCAAACTGTTGAACGTGTATTGAATCGAGCATTTACACAGGTGTTGTTCAGCGGACGTCAAAGCATTGAACTTGTGGATGTTTTCCTAAGTATGCTTAGTGAAAAGCGTAGTTTTGCTGTGTACTATATGTCAAACGGTGGCGTGGAAAAAGACAAATTCACTGACTTTGTCAGCAACGAAATCGAACAAGACGAAGAAGAACACGCATCCGATGGGCAAAGTGAAAGAGCACTTCGTGCATTTACAACCAACCTCAACGACAGCGTTAAGAAGAATAAAATCGATCCTGTTATTGGTCGTGCAGAAGAACTGGAACAAATTGCACTAGGACTTGGACGTAGAACTAAGAACAACGTATTGCTTGTTGGCGATCCAGGTGTTGGTAAAACTGCCATTGCAGAAGGTCTTGCCTATAACATTATTCAAGGCAATGTTCCGCCATTCCTTAAAGAATACACTGTGTACAATTTAGATATTAGCAGTATGCTTGCAGGCAGTAAGTATCGTGGCGACTTTGAAGAACGTTTTAAACTAGTACTCAAGGCACTGCAAAGCAAAGGTAAGACTGTGTTGTTCATTGACGAGGCACACATGATTAGTGGTGCAGGTGCAGGAGGACAACAAAGCAGTAATGACCTTGCCAACATGATGAAGCCTGCACTGAGCAAAGGCAACATTAAGGTTGTGGCAAGTACTACCTGGGAAGAGTATCGCAAGTACTTTGAAAAAGATCGTGCATTGATGCGCAGATTCCAACGTGTTACTGTTGATGAACCTACTCCAGAAATGGCCAAAGACATCCTAATGGGTGTTAAGAAGTACTACGAAAAACATCATAATGTTGTTATCAATGATGCCGCAGTAGAAGCCGCAGTTAAACTCAGTGTCAAGTACATGACAGATCGCAAGTTGCCAGACAAGGCACTTGATTTGATCGACGTGGCTTGCAGTCGCTTTAATCTTAAAACTGTCAAAGATCGTGTAGTAGATGTCAAGGAAGTTCAATTTGAACTCAGCAAGATGGTTAATCTTCCTGAAGAAACTGTCAGCGAAAAAGAAAGTGCTAACTTGGTTAATCTTGAAAAGAACATGAAATCTGAAGTCTATGGACAAGATGAAGCCATTGACGAAATCGTTGATAAGATTCTTGTTGCACAGGCTGGACTTAAGAGTGAAAACAAACCTATTGGTAGTTTTGTATTCATGGGCCCGACTGGTACAGGTAAAACCGAAACTGCTAAACAGTTGGCTAAACAACTTGGCGTTCCTATGATACGTTTTGACATGAGCGAGTATCAGGAAAAGCACAGTGTTAGTAAATTGATTGGTAGCCCTCCAGGTTACGTTGGCTTTGAAGAGAACGCTGGCTTGTTGATTACTAAACTTCAAGAAAATCCGCATTGTGTTCTATTGCTAGACGAAATTGAAAAGAGCCATCCAGATGTGTCTACTATCCTGTTGCAACTCATGGACAATGGTAAAGTAACTGGCAGTAATGGTAAAGAAGCAGATGCTCGCAATATTGTGCTTATCATGACCACCAATCTAGGTGCGGCAGATGCTGATAAGAATGTCATTGGCTTTGGTAGTCAAGATAACGATTATGAAGACAAAGAACTTAAGAAATTCTTTGCTCCTGAATTCCGTAATCGTTTAGATGGTACGATCACGTTTGGAAAACTCAGCAAGAACACTATGATTAAAATTGTTGGTAAGTTCTTAGTTGAGTTGAAGACACAGGTCAAGGAAAAAGATATTGGTATTACTATCAGTGACGATGCCATTGACTACTTGGTAGACAAAGGCTTCGATAAGAAGATGGGTGCTCGTCCATTGCAACGTGTAATTGACAAGGACATCAAACGTCCAATGTCAAAAGAAATGTTGTTTGGTAGTCTTAAAAACGGCGGTAATGTACACATCGATGTTACTGATGGCGACATCACTATTAAAGTTTTAGAACATGAAACAGTTAAAGAAAACTAAAAAACTATTCTACGACAAGTATGTATATAAAGCGGTAGTTATTACGCCCTTGGCTTCTATGTTCAGGGGCGCTAATATAGATAATACACTTGCCGAGATAGATCACTTTTTGCGATCTATGGAGTACCAGGGTGAAACGTCGAAGGTTGTTGGGTCACGCTGGCACTCTAGAAAAGTCACTATTCAAGAAGTTCGTAGAGACTTGGCCTTAGTACATTTGCTTTCTTCTGAATCCGACTACTTTGTCAGAGTAGAAGGTGATATTTTATCTGTATACTCCAGTGATGAAAGCATTATAGATACTGTCACTGAATTATATCAAGGACATTTGAGAGAAGTGTGGAGACCTGAAAATGACAAGGTCAAAGCATTTTTGTTGAGTACTCCTAAACAGATCATACGATCAGAATATTCTCACAAGTATAAAGTAACAGTTAATGGGTTAAACGATCCCAGCACATTCAAACAGTGGGCAGAAAAAATACCTAAACTTAAAATTATGCCCAGGAACGACTACCTTATCGGTGGGTATTTTTATGTAGCCGATCAAAAAACTCTAAGTTTATGCCGCATTTTTCTGGGCGATAAGATACGTAGAGTGGATGAATTACGTACTTTTGAGGAAATTTAACCTAACTGTAATATAGCATAAATACTCTACTAACGAGTGTTATGCTATGAAAACTTTTAAAGAAATATTCGAAAATCTTAGTTCTCCAGAAAACTGGTTGGAAGAGACCTATCATAATAATGAGTTCTACGTTCAGTACGGGGATGTAGAAGAAACTTTAGAAGAAGCCGAGTATCGCGGTCGTAAAGTACAACTAGGAAAGCCCATGCAAGGAGACGTAAAGAAGTTCAAAGTTTACGTTCGAAACGCTCAAGGCAACATAGTTAAAGTGAACTTTGGCGATCCTAATATGCGAATCAAAAAATCAAACCCAGCACGAAGAAAAAGTTTTCGTGCTCGGCATAATTGCGACAATCCAGGACCGCGTGATAAAGCGAGATACTGGTCATGCAGGAAATGGTAAAATGCTATTAAGAGAACTAGACGAAAAATTTAACTTAGAAGATTCTAATCTATTAGATGATTTGGAATACTATATGATGAACGATGATAAATTCTATCGTCGCATATTATACCCTCAATTATCATCAATGAAAAATAAATTAGAGGCTGGCCAAGCCTGCGAAGACAATTGTCTAAGACCTTGTGTAGACAAGGCCGCAGTCCTATATTGCAAAAAGTTTAACATTCCAGATGATCACAAATCAGTATTCACTGATATAGATAGAGATGCTGTAGCAAGAAGTATATTTGGAAAAGAACAAGATAACATTGCTAAAGGCCACTATGACGGGAGAAACGAATGATCTTGCTAGAAGGCGGAAATGCGTTTCCAGATGTCACTCCATTTGACCATAAGCATGTAGGTGCTATTTTAAAAACAGTCAATGATGCTTTAGCAAACACAGGCATTAGAGCAATACCTGTAGGCAGTGCGGCAACTCCAACGCCTGGAAAGCAAAGTGGCGACATGGATGTTATTGTTGATGAACAAATCGTACTTGATTATTTCAAAGCCAAGGATGCCAAGTCTGCACGTAAGGCACTGAACGATTATATTGCTGGTAAAGGTTTACAAACTGCACAAAGTGGTATCAATGTACACGTTCGAGTTCCAGTTGGCAGCGAGTATCACCAAGTCGATATCATGGTTTCACAAAATGCAGAACGTGTTGCTAAATTTCACACGCATAACATTCCGGCAAATAGTCCTTACAAGGGTGTTAACAAACAGTTGATCATGGCCATATTGGCCAAGAGTAAAGGTTACATGTGGAGTGCTTGGCAAGGATTGTTCAGTCGTACACCAGATGGAAAGAAAGGCGAGTTAGTATCAGATGAGTTGGATGAGATTTCAGAAATACTTACAGGTAAAAAGAACGCATCTGTGTTAGGCAGTGTAGAAAGTCTATTGGCAGCATTGCCAAAAGAACAAGCAGATGCATTGTTGGCCAAGGCCAAAGAAGATCCTAATTGGAAGGAAGTTCCAGTTAAACAAGAAAGTAGCGAACTAAATCGAATTAAACAACTGAGTGGTCTATGAGATTAAGAGAATTTTTTATAAAAGAAGCAGACGCTCCTAAACAACTAGGACGAGCATTCAACCACCTCGAAGATCTTGTATTCTTTTATGGCAGTGCAGGTACCATGGAAGCCTTGGATCACATCAAAGATTTTGCCACACAGCAAGGTAGCGAAAGTATTCGAATGAAGTGGGACGGTAATCCTCAAATCTATTGGGGCAGAGAAACAAAAAATGGTCCACTTATACTAGGTGGACACAACGGCTGGAGCAAAGGTGCTAAGACATCTAGCCCAGAGGAAATCAAAGACTTTATTCTGGAAAACGTATCAGTAATGCAGATGTGATGGTTGTCGGTCACGCATTTTTCCCAGAATGGGGCATGTCTGATAGTTCACAAAAACCTATCAGCGACTTTAGTCAATTCAACGGAAATAGTAAACTGATTGTACTAGGACCTATCTATAATAAAAAGCCTGCACAAATAGACACAGGCGGTGTTGAACAAGTTGAAAAATATCTAGCACAACACGCACAACAGATTGATGCATTCTTAGAAGATACCGCAGGTCTCGGCGACCTTAAAAATATTCTATACACTTACGTAAATCAAACAGCCAAGGCCAAGGCTCTGGACAGTTTAGGTGCAAAGCACTTTAACAATTGGTTAACTACCAGTAAAGTAAGTCCTGGTAAACAAGCAAAGATTCAAGAAAAAACACAAGCCAATCCCAATGCTGTCGAAGCCATTTTTAGTTTAGTAAAAATGATTCAAAATATGAAAGATGATGTAATAGATCAGATCGAAGGCGAGCAAGGAGATATCTGGGACACACACGGAGAGGGTCGTGTGCGTTATGCAGATGGCAACAAAAAGTTTGGCAATGTCAAACTAGTACCCCGTAAACGTTGGACACCACAATGAGACTAAGACAACTATTCGAAGCATCTAACAATGAAGTAGCCATTATATTTGGCCGCTTTAATCCTCCACACATGGGTCATAAAGCCGCATGGGAATTAGCCAGCAAAAGCCCAGTGTGGTTTGTAGGTACCAATAAAAGCACTGCTGGACCAAAAGATCCGTTACCTTATGATGTTAAAGTGGAAGCAATGAAGACAGTATGGCCAGAAGTTGAAGGTCACATCGTTGCTGAAACAAGTTGGCTAACGATGGCTAGTAAAGTGTACGAGCAGTACCCTAAAGCAACATTATTGTGTTTAACTGACGAAGACTGGGTTACTAAAACAATAAAAGACTATAACGGCAAAGAAGGCCCACATGGATATTATAACTTTGCAGAAATCAAACAAAAACCCACTCCCCGATTAAGTTCAGCAACTGCCTTGCGTGATGCTGTGACAAAAGGTGACAGAGATGCATTTAGTAAGGCTGCAGGTGTTGATGCTGATACACTAGTCGATGGTGTGCCGTTTTTTGATCTAGTAGCAAAGCATCTAGGGTATTACGCCGATATGGAGAAAACATATAAAGATAAAGTGGCCGCTAAAAAAGCAGCCAAAGAAAAAGAGGCACAACCCTCCGAAGGTGTAGCGGAAGACATAAGTCGTAGAGGTTTCCTTAAAGGTGCAGGAGCAATGGCTGCTGGAATTTCAGCAGGAGGTAGTGTTCGTGCTGATAATCAAACTGATCCAAATAAATTAATTGCAATTGTTAATATTGACGGAGAATCTAAAGAATTTAATTTAACTGGCAGATTCAAAGGTGATGTTAAATCGCAATTACATCAGGCAGAAGAGTTTATAACTGAATTTTTAGAAAAACGAGATATTAACTTTTCTAACTTAGAACTACACTATCAGAGAGCAGTTCTTAAAACACAAAATATTGGTTCTGTTAAAGAAGAACAAGATGTGGCGCAAGGCAGTTTAGAAGAAGGTGTAAATGATCCTCACACTTTCAAATGTATATTTTTATTCGGACCAATGGGCGCAGGTAAAAGCACAGTTGCTAGACCGTTGTTGACTCATACCGGTTTGCGTAGTGTAAACTTAGATAATTTCAACGAGTTGTTTGTTAAAAAAGGTCAAGTGCCAACTGGACACTTGTCTCCTGATCAACTAGAAAAAAGTTGGGAACTTACGCAGAAACAACAACAGAATTTTATTGACGGCAGACTAGGTGTTATCATTGACGGATCAGGAAGAAACCCTAGTACAGCAATAGGTGTTATTGAAAAACTGGCGCCTATGGGTTATGAATTTATGATGATATTTGTAAATGTCAGCGAAGCCACTAGTATTGCTCGACAGCAGGCGCGAGCAGAAAAACAAAAACAACAATGGGGTGCAGGTCGTCAAGTCGATCCTGAATTGGCCAAGAATACATACGCACAGGTGCAAAAAAATCTCGACAAATATTCAGCGTATTTCGGGCCTCAAAGATTTGTCTATGTTGACAACGAAAATACTCCAGACCTAACACAAGCAACAAAAAAAGTTGAAGCATTTTTAAGATCACCCGTTAGACAGCCTGAAGCACTTGCGTGGATCCAATCGCAAAAGGGCGGGGATAAAGTTGCACAACAACAGAAAAAGTTAGGCACGGCACAGGATCGCCAGCAACAGGCTCGTAAACAATTCAATCCTTTGAATCCAAAATTTGCTAAAAAGGGCATGGGGGAAGGATCGTTAAATGAATTTGCGCCAGGATCAGATGGTGGCGAGGATGGTCCGGGAGATGACCCATACAAATACCCTAAGCCAGAATCGTATCGTCGTAGTATAGATTACTTTGGTCGATTTGAAGCAGATCATTTTGATCGTGAAGACTTTGATGATGACACTGGTGTGTTCAAAGGCTATTGGGGCCGTACACAGATAGCCTATTTCAAGTTTGACAACCCACGAAAAACTGGCAGTGATGATCCTGGTATGGGTTGGTATTATGAGCCCGAGTCAGACAGCAACGATGACGACACCGACGTCAAACCTGCTGTTGACAATTCTGCACAACGCAAGCAACAAGAATTATCAATGATCAATGCATTTTTAAAATCCGGACAAAAGGCAAAACCTGGCAGTCAAATTCATAGTTTAATGAAACGACATGGTGTGTCAGAAAGAGTCAGAGATCCAGAAGATTGGGACGAAGGCAACACTGAACCAGGTAATAACTTTGCTGTGTATATCAACGGTAAGAAATGGAAAGTGTTACCTGGACCATACGGTGCATATGCAGACAGTCCAGAAGAGCGTAGAGAATTTTATAGATTAAAAGATATGGCCGAACGCAAGTCTCGAGAGACTGGTAAGAAGTGGGAAGTATCTATACTCCCTATGAAGGAATAAATGTCTCTATCAGCGGAACAGAAAAACGCGAACTAGAACGTAAACATGATATTAGACCAGGTACACCTGAATGGTTTCAACTTTGGTTTAGTTTACCTTACATGACCGGCGAACCACCTGTAGGTAAAAAATGAGAGCCAGTGAAATACAACCTAAAAAATTAGTAGTGTTCGATATAGATGACACACTGGTCCATACACAGACAAAAGTACATGTTGTCAAAGATGGGCAGATTGTCGCTAGTTTAAACAGTCACGATTTTACACATTATAAGTTGCAGCCTGGCGAAAGTTTCGACTTTGAAGATTTCCGTAATGCTAAAGAATTCTTTGAAAAAAGTCGTCCTATAATCCCTATGATGAATCAACTCAAGCAAGATATAGCAACAGGTAATAAAGTAGTTATGGTTACTGCTCGTGCCGACTTTGATGATAGAGAATTGTTTCTTAACACGTTCCGTAAATATGATATAGACATGAGTAAAGTTCATGTTTATCGTGCTGGTAATTCTAAACAAGGATCTACAGAAGAACGTAAAAAAGCCATAATTAAAACCTTACTAGATAATGGTAATTACACCAAAGCCATAATGTATGACGATGCTAAACCTAATTTACACACTTTTATAGAACTAAAAAAAGATCATCCACAAACAAAATTCTATGCATGGCACGTTAGTTTGGAAGGCGATGCCAACGAATATATGCGTGAAGAAATTATTGATGAACGTAAAAAGCGTAAGAAAAAAAGTAAGTTGCGCTGGGCCGCATATGGACCTGGTCCTTACGGACTGTACGGTGTGAATACTGGTTACAGTGGCGACGGCGGTGTTAGCGGAGATGGCGGCGGAGTTGGTGAAAACTTTGCAGATGGCAAAAATCCCGGGCGTAAAGGACTTAGCAAACGTGTGGGTATTCCTAAGAAATCCACACTGGGACAATTAGAAAAGATTGCCAGTTCTAGCACAGGCGAACGTAGACGTATGGCGCAATGGCAACTAAATATGCGTAGAGGAAAGAAAAAATGAAGATCCTAGAAATTATCACAGAAGGCCTCGGTTATAGCACAGACCCTGAACAGGGTAAATGGTATCACGAAGGTCGCAAAGCATTTAAATTTGGCACTACTGGCAATACCATTCAGGACATTGCAAAAAAACACGGTTGCCCACCAGAATGGTTGAAAGCATTTCATGCAGGATATCAAGATCAAGAAGGATGGGGCAAAGGAGTATCAGAATCTAAAACAGCGCAGTCTCCTAAGCCACGGAATTTTGTAGCCAAGAATGCTATTAACACTGGCGCAGGTGCTCACAAAGACAAAAAGAAAGCCGCAAAACAAGGCAATGTTAAACATAAGAAAAAAGAAGTTGCTATGGAAGATGCCTCTAATCAGGGTGCTGTGATTTCTCAAGAGCAATTAAATCAAATGTATGCCAAGGGCAAACCGATGATGTTTATTAAAAACACACCTGTGGCATTAGTTCCGTTAGCAAAAATAAATCAAATTGGTACACCTCAACAAGTTCAACAAGTCCAAAAAGCACTAGGATCCGTGGATCAAACAAGTTATACAGACGAATATAAAAATAAAGGGTATGTTGTATTTCAGTGGAACGGTACTGCTCTAGATTTATATGTTGCCAGTCCCGAAGTAGTATCACAGAAATACGTTAAATTTAACGGACAACTACCGCAGGATGACAAGGCTCGTGGTAAGATCCCGTCATTGATTGCATTAAGTAAACTTGGTATTGATCCTTCTAAAGTACCTTTCTTTGTTAAGAAAGTACCAACGCAGATGGTTTCAGCAAAACAATTAGGATTAGAAGGTAAAACTATTCAAACTAGTTGGGGAGAACAAACTGTTAGTCCAGGTGGATTTATGGTTCGTGAAGAAAATGGACATATCTATACTGTGGCGCCGGATGCAAAAGGACTACCAATTGGATACTTACCTGCTCAGCAAGGTGTAAAAGAAGGCGAGCCTGACTACAGTGTTCCAGGTAATTGGAGCGCACACAGTAATTTTCCACCTACTAAAGTGCTGGGATCTGTTTATAATACCAAAGGTGTATATTTAGGTAAATGGGACGGCAAAAGATTAATACCAGATCCTAACCGCGATAGTGTATGGCACAAATGGAGAGATGAGCAGGGAGATGACTGGGCTCGAAACACCATAGCCACAGCACCGCAGATGATTCAGCAAGGTCGCTGGACTGTTAAGCAAGACACCGTGAAAGGCGCTGTAAAAGAAGACGGTGAGGGTGGCGCCTCAGCAGGATCAACAACATCAGCAATGGTGGGTGTGGGTGCAGTTTATAAGAATAAACGGGCTAAAA